ATTTCCTTTCTTATTTCCAAGACCTAGGATTTAAAGTATACCCGCTATTGTTTCTATTGAACATGACAGTTTTAGATGCCAATGCAGGGGCTTTAGGAAGAGATAGAGAGTCTCCATCTCCGTAGTTGGTGAGATTTAACGACGGAATTTCGCCTGAAGATTTACGACGAGTTTTGCTCCCAATGTTTGCTCCCCTACCATCAGAAACAACAGTTCCCGAACAAGTGTAAACCCCTGTGTTATTCATTGTATGAATCACACTTTTAACAACCCAATATCCATCAGTTATGTTGTCAATTCCTCTAATCTGAACTAATCCAAAAGGCCTAATTCTTGCATCTCCTTGAGAGAAAAACTTGCCTGGAACATGAAGTCGAGTTGTTTCTGCTTTTCCTGTAGCAATTTTTTTAGCAAAGTCTTTACTAACGGCAACATCCAAACTTCTGTTGTCTTGGAACAGAACTTGAGCATTGTTTTTTCTAATTGCTTTTTTAGAAGTAGGTTTTACACTTGCACTGTAACTTTTTCCTGTAATTGGGTCTACTCCATTAATGTTTTTTGTGCTTCTACGAGGCTCATCGTCATCTTCAATGTAATCGCCAGAAATAATTTCAAAAGAATCAAGAGTTCTTTCAATTGCAGCAGAAAAAGGAGGGAATGACTCGTTTTCAAAGGCTAAAACAGGGACAGAACCCATTGGTTTATTTATAGTGTCGTCTATAGACTTAAAATACAAAGTAGTACCGTCAACCCAAGCAGCATAACCTACCTTCATTGCTAATTCATTAATATATTCCCACCAAGAAACTCCGTGCATAGCAAGTTGACTAAATCGAGCAGGATGCGGTGATACTACAGCCTTCATTTTGTTTCTTTTTGCAATATCTTTCACTACTTCAGAAGCGGTTTTGTTTACCCATACTTTGGTTTCAGTATTTTTTAGAGGGAAAGAAGCAGCAACACAGGTTATTTCTAGACCTTCGTCCCGAACATTTCCTTCTTTTATTTTACGAACCTTAGAAACAAACCCAGAAAAATTACCTTTAGAGTTGTTACCGTTTATCCAAGTTACTTTTACTGGAGTTCCCGTTTTTAACGCTTTAAGAAAAAAAGGAGATACAACTTTATATTTAAGAGTCATAATGTCGTGACTTTTCATTGCTTGATGTAACTCAATTGAAGTTGGAGTTAAAGAGAATGAAGGAAAGTCAGGAAAAGAAGCAGTATAAGAGGTTCCAACCCTTACCTGACGACCAGAGACTACTTTTCTAATCGGCATCTAATGGAATCCTTATAATAGTTCCAGGAGTTATTTCAAAAGGGTTTGTAATTTCAGGATTAAAATCCATAATCTTCCACCAGTATTCAGAATCGCCAAAATATTTTCCAGCAATTAAATCAATACGGTCACTTTCAACCCATTCATAAAAAACCACATCTGAAACTGTTTCAGGGTATTCTCTAAAAACAGTAAGTTCATACGAGTCTTTAGTTGGGTTGTATGCTTTAAAAATACGTCCTTCTGCATAACGACTATCAAGAAAAATCATGATTTCTTCCCCTTATTGTTTGTTAAGAAGTCATCGTAGAAACGGCTGGCTTTAATAGTAACTGTGGTCAACATAGGGACCATTCGTTCATTGAACACAGCATGGTTTATATCCACGTTCGTGATTTGCCCTAAATAACGCAAACCATTACCCATATGAAATTCAACAGCAACTCCAGTAATCCAACCAATATCTGCTGTTTTTCCTCGAAGTTCACTGTCGTATGTTCCACCAGGACCATTGACAGACCTAAACAAATAATCTAGGTCGTACATAGTTCCTTTTTCATAAATCTGTTTTAACTCAGAAGAATCTACTGGCTCTGGGTATACATCAGTTGAGGCTATTCCATTTACCAAACTTCCGTCTGGATTTATATAAGAAAAGTCTTCCATGCGATTTAAATATAGGTCAATGCTCCAACCACCTCTTTGCAAAGGAGTAATCATGTTTAATTTGTCATTACCACTTGCTAATTGTTCTGGAGACATGTCTGTGAGCATGCCATAAGACATGCCAATACCAGTTGGATTGTAATGGAATCTAAAACCATAGTTTGTATTGTCTTTAGATTTACCTGCTTTACTTTGACTACGTGTCTTTAAAAACTGTGCAATTTCAGGACTTGTCTGGATTGCACCACGAGTAGCAGCAAGTTTAAATGCTTGTCTTGCATTATCCATTTTTTGAGGAGTATTGCTTTTGCTTTTTATAAAATCAATACTGATTGGAACACCAGAAGCAGAGTTAAAATAAGCCCATTTAACCATAGGTGCGTTGTACTTAAACTTAAAGTCAGCAGGGTTAGTAACTTGTGCTTTTGTTCCACCAGTATTTTTACCGCCTTTACCGCCTTTACCTAACGTCTTAACAGGAGTCGCAGTAACTCCTGAAAGTTTAAATAGGTAACTCTGTCGTTGTTCTTGAAGTACTTTAGCCTCTGCTAATTGCTGATTGTAAGTATTTGAATCGTTACGAGCATTAGCACGAGCAATTTCTGCGGTTTTTAATTGAGATTCGTACGTTGAATTACCTGGATTTGCAGCAAGAAGAGCGGCTTTTTGCCTAACAATCTCGTCTTGTTTTTTCCATTCAGCCTGAGCGTTGTTGTATTTTTTAGTCAATTCAGCAACATTGGCTGCTGATTCTTTTACGATTGCTTCAGCACGAATACGTTGTTCTGCAGCGTATTTTGGGTCACGTAATGCTTTTAAATAATTTGCTTGGTATTGACCTAAAGCAGTTTGTCTAGGACCTGGCATTATGACCTACCCATCGTCTTAATTGACTTTGACTTTTCAAGTTCTTTTTGAACCATGCGAACCAATTGCATTGCTTCTTCTTCTGTTGCTTTTTGAAAAGAGGCGTACACATTAACAGTTGGAGATACAACTTGAGGTTGAGTTGGGAACGAAGACCCAGAAATACCAGGGGCTCCACCACCACTTCCACCTTGCAAAAACTGCTGGTACTTACCGCTTGTGTACGTAGTCCATGGGTTGAAGTTAGTTCCACCTTTAGAAATAGCATAAGCAACTTTGGCATTAGTTAATGGGTCAAACAAATCTTCGTTAGCACTTAACCCAAATCGTTTACGACGGTCTGGTCCCATTGCTCCAAGCATGTTAATTTGGAATAGACCATAAGAAAGGTCTTTTCCTCTTGGATTAAACGCATTTGCTCTACCACCCGATTCAGCCTTAACGATGGCATAGGCTGTTGCCAAACTATCGCCACTAAATCCTGCTTGTTGCAAAACTGACAAGACATCTACATCTGCATTAGCAGGAATTTTTCCTGGGCTTCCGTTAATTGCTGAAGCAGCAGATGATTCACCTGTACCAGCAGAAAAACCAAGACCGCTAACAGATGCTTTAAGAAGAGACTCTGTATCTTTAGAGCCCAATACTCCTGAAAGTTTAAGTTCAGTTGCTTGAACCCCAGATGTTCCCATTGATAGTAAGTTTGAACCAGTTCCTAAAATAGCGGATAAAGACTCAGCCATGGCAACGCCACCTGCTTGCTTTAACTCGCTTGGATTAACTGGGTTATTTTTTCCACGACGTACTTCAAAGTGCAAGTGAGGACCAGACACATTTCCTGTATCACCAGACTTACCAATAATTTGTCCACGCTTTACAGTTTGACCAACACTTACAGAAACTTCTGACAAGTGACCGTATAAAGTTTGATAACCGTTTCCGTGGTCAATTTGCACAGTCTTTCCATAGGCTTGACCAGGATTATCATTAAATACAGTTCCATCAAGGGCTGCTACTACAGGAGTTCCAACAGGGCATGGATAATCGTCACCTGTGTGAGTGCCCTTCCACATCTTTCCTGTGTCGCCGTACTTTGCACCTACAACACCGCCCATAATTGGTGAGATAGCCCCTTGTGTTTGAGTTCCCATACCAAACGAAGCACCAAAGGAATAACCAGTAGAACCACCGCCACCGTATGGGTTTGCAATAGCACCAGCACCTCCACCAACAAGACCTGCTAAACCGACATAAGGATTACCTGTTGCTAGACCTGTAAGTCCTCCCTGTCCTACGTCAAAAGCAAAGTTTCCTCCTGTACGAAGCCAGTCAGGAATTCCTTCAATGTCATTTAACTTTCCTTGCAGAAACTCAAGACCTGTGTAAGTAGCACCAGCAAGGCCGAGTTTTCCTAAAACACCTTTTACTAATCCGCCTTTTCCTTTAAGTACACTACTAGCCTTTCCTCCAAGACTTTTTATAAATTTTCCAGCACCTAAGGCTCCAAGTATGGTTCCTGCACCACCTAAAAAACCACCAGCAGCAATACCTAATCCAGCACCAACACGACTTTGACCAATACCGCCTAAAAGTCCACTTACGTAACCGAGTTGGTCAGCAAATCTTTGTAGTTGCCTGTTTGCTCCTTCAACAATATCTGCAGCATTTTCCATGCCTTTAAGAACAGGCTTAACATACTCATTTAAAGTCTCTACGTCTGATTGCACAATGCGTTTTTGTGCTTCTAATGGGTTTTGACCAATACCTAATTTTGCAAGGTCAGATTCTTGACCCCCTGCTTTTTGAATAAACTTTTGAAATAAAATTTGTTTTTGGTCTTCTGATAACCCAAGAGAGTTAGCAGTTGCTCCCAAAATACCGCCTTGAATACTGTTCATCGTTTCTTGAACAGTCATTTTTTCTCTACCAGCAGTCATACGCTGATAAATTTGTTCCATAATTTCATTTGGATTACGGAACTGACCTGTCTCCATGTTGTATGTGCTAATACCTGCACTGTACAAACGTGCACTCATTCCGCCTTGAGTAAATCCAGAAAGTGCAACAGCAGCATTTTCGTTAGCCATGTTCATGTAACGTGCTGCTCCACCTATTTGACCAAGCAATGCTTGATACTGTGGGCTTCCTGGCATAACACCACGTGCAGCCAAAATTGCTGCAGTTGCTGCTGGTGACTGTTCACTTGTAATGCCAAGACGACCTAAGCCTTGCATTGTCATAGAAGTTACTTGTTGATAACCAAGTCCACCAGAACGTAAAGATGCACCGTAATAGTTAGCAGAACTTGCCATTACAGAGGTTACAGATGGAACTGCAGCCAATGCTCCAGCAATAAGTCCCGTGCCCATTTGGGCTGCTCCTGCAGCCACTCCCCAAGCACGAGAGCCGTTAAAAGTCCCTAAACCAAGAGTGTGTCTTGCATCTTTGTAATGCTGTTGAAACTCTTGATTAACGCTTTCTCGGCTTTGTCCACTAAAAGTGGCTTTTTCCATAGAAGGCATCATGCTGCCTCCAGCACTGCCTATTCCACGGTCACCGCCTGTAAGTGCAATAGCACCAGGGAGTTTACTTGCACCAGAACCTACACCTTTGAGTTTTTGCTCAATGGTGGTGAGTTTTTTGACAATCTTGTCTAACTCGTCGTTAGTTTTTCCTAACGAGTCGTTAATTTCTGCCATGTCAACTCCTAATATCCTTCTTTAGCAAGTGCTATCCAATTTTTTCTTTCTCTAACTGAAAGTTCTTTAATCTCAGTTAGAGTCCATCCTTTATGACGGTCCGACAAAGCCAGCCATTCAGCCATCAACGTCGGATACGTTGTGATACTAGAAACGAAATAAGGTTCCTAAATTAATAGGAACCAGTACCTCGCCATCTCCGCAATCTGTGCATGGTAGTTTGATTTCGTCAAACACTGGTCCCATGGCGTTTTTGTTCAAGGCTTCAGCAATAGTTCTACGGTCACTAA